AGATGCAATTAATAGACGTTAAAACTGGTGCTAAAGTACAATTTATTACTTTAAGAAACGGCAAACGAGTTGGACTGGACAAAGACATTTACACTATCATAAAAATTAACTTTAATGACTGGGAAAGCTGTAACGTACTCTTAGAGTGCGACGGCTCAAAAGTTTTCACAAACAACGAGGCAATAGAGCTTGCATCTGATCCAGCTATTAAAGAGTGGGAGAAAAGCCAAGCTTTAAAACAACAAAAAGCTAAAGAACAGCCAAAGTATAAGCAAATTACAATTTTTGATTTATTGGAGGAAATATAATGTTAGATCAGAAAACATTTTTACAAGGTTTAAATTATTTAAAAGCAAATTACATTAACTGGAGTTTTGATTTAAACAACAATTTAGTAATAACAATTTGGTATAAAAAGTTTAGCAATTTAGATGCACCAACTTTTATGCAACTAATAGAGGCATTTACTGATAAAAGTAAATTTGCACCTCAAAGCCCAGCTGACATATTAAACCTAGTCCCTCAAGAATTAACACCAAATGATGCTTGGGACGTTATATTAGCGGTTATTAAAAGAACATTTAATAATAGTAGTTTTTTAAATACAATGGCAAAAGAACAGCCAACGCTTTACCCTTTTGTACAGTTTTGGGACATTGAAAATGTAACTAAAGACAGTTTTGGTAATAAATGTTATGGCTACCAGTTAGGTCGTCAATTTATAAGAGAGTATCAAGCTTATTTAAAAACTAAAAAATTGGTTAGAATTGGTGCTAACCCAATTAAACTAATTGAGGCTTAAATGCCTCTTTTTTTTGCATAAAATTAAAAAGGTGTTGCAAAAATCTAGAAAAATAAAAAATCGTATAAAAAAGCTATTGTAAAATAATGTTAAAATTTGTAAAATAAAATTAGATAGCAAATACTTACAATATTTTCTAGGCAAGAGGAGGGACGGTGGGCAAATTTAAATAAAGGTGGTGGAAATATGGCTAAGCGAGGAGCCAAACCTAAGTACGAGCGACTTGTCAAGCCGTATTTAAACATTATAAATGAAAAGATTAGACAAGGAGTAACTGAGGCTGAAATTGCTAAAGCACTTAATATTAGTGTTGCATCTTTAAATAATTATAAGTTGCAGCATCGAGAGTTAAAAGATGCTTTAAGTCGTAATAAAGGTGCTGACGTTTTGCAAGGTTTAGTTAATGCTGGTATTAAAGCAGCTACTGGCTACTATGCCGAAAACGAGCAAACTGTTTATGGCGTTGATGCAAATGGTAACCCAGTTATTAAACAAGTTGTCAAAAACAAAGTATGGCAACCAGCCAACCCAGCGTTAAATAAGTTTTATGTACAAAATTATGGAAAAGACCAAGGCTATACTGATAACCCATTAGACTATGAATTAAAAAAGCAAAAAGCTGAGTTTGATAAAAAGATAGCCGAGGCTAATAATTGGGACTTAAATATTGATAACGATAAATAATTATTAGAATTTTTACAACACTATAGTAAAAATTGCAAGGAGGAACAAAAATGTCAAATTATGCACGTGACGAGCTTAACAACCTAGTAGAAACACTTAGCAAAGAGGAAATTTACTCTTTATTAGCTGCGGCAATTGAACAAGGAAAACTACCAAGCGTAGATACTCCAACAGCTTTTGTAACTATGATTAAGTCAATAGTTGACGGTAAAGCTTATAAGCAAGCTTATTGTACTCAAGCCCAATACAATGAACTTGTAGCTGAGGGACTTGTACAAGCTAATACAGTCTATTATATTACTGACGACGATAGCTACAACGAATTAGTAAATGCAATTAACAATAATGCAAATCAAATTCAAAGCACAATGAGTGAAATAAATAGAGTTGAACATAACACAACGGAAAGTATAAACATATTAAGTGCTGGTGTTGAAACTGCTAACGAGGGTGTAGCTGAAATAAATAAATCACTCGCTAATATTACCATTGATCCAACAAAAACAATAACTCAAACTGGTTTATATGCAGTTGTTGTTATTATTGGAGCTGACGGTAACGGTTACCCTAAATATGGTACGGCTATATTAAGCATAGAAGATTTAGCAAGGTACAGCACTGCTTATTTTAATTTTGAGTATAGCGGTGGTACAGTTTCTAGTTACGAAAGTGTAACTTATAGCCCTACTGATAATAAATTAAGCGTAGCTGGTAATGTAACTCATACAATAAGTGTTGTAAGGCTAATTATGAAATATTAGGAGGTAAACTATGGCGTATATTAACGGGAAAAAAGTTTTAACTATAAATAATACAACTTATGTTGGAGATGATATTTATTTAGATGCAGCTCCAAGAGGTGTTGATACATCAACAAATATTTTAGCCTTTACTGAAGATAAAGGAATTTATGTTGGTAGTGATACAGGACATTGGTATTATTGGAACGGAACTCAATATGCAGATGGTGGTGTTTATCAAGCACCTGAAATACCTGATAATAGTATTACTGTTAATAAATTTGTTGATAATTTAAAAAATAATTTCACAACTACAGGTGTAGTTAAAGTTAATAATACCAAGAATGAAATTGATACTTATAGTGGCAACGCAACTAATAGTATTTGGTTTAATGATATTAAATATAAAAGTGGATATGTTACATCTATTGATTTTTATGCTAATACTGGTAATAATAATATAAAAATATTTTTAGTAGATTATGAAACCAATGAAGTTATTTATACCGATGAAATTTTATCATCAATTGGTGTTAATACATTTGTTATAAATAAAATATTTAATAGAGATTTTTATGTTGGTATTATTGGAACAGGTGTTGCCTATGGTATGACAACATTAGTAAAACAATATGTAATGTCATCTAGTGATAGCAATTATAATTTAGTTTTAGGTGATATTGTAACACCTGTTTGGGTATATCAAGATCCTAGTTTACAAAATGCTTTTACATTAGCATTTAGATTAAATTATAAAGGATTAGAAAATTCTCAATCAAATTTATATAAACAATTACCTGATAACACTAATAATATAAAAAGTATTATTAAATTTTCTAACTTTACTAAAACATCTAACACTAATGCTTATTGGTGGGGAAATAATTTTGAATATGAAAAAGGTTATGTAAAAGAATTAAGAGTTAAAATAACAACTCATAATGATAATCAAAGAGTAGTAATTGTTAGAAAAGATAATTATGAAATGATAGATATGTTTAGGGTTGAGAATTATAATGATTCAGATGAATATACAACTATTGCTATTAATAAATATTATGATTTTGATTTTTATGTTTTAGTTCACGGTGGTGGCTTTGATTTTAAAGCGTTTGAACCAAACAATGCTCCTGAATATGGTTTTACAACATTTAATGGTTATTATAGAAAAGGTATGATTATGCCTTTATCATTTAATGATCCAGTAAGCACAAGAACATATTATATAGCAATTCAAATTGTATATAATAGTGATTTAGATAAAACTACTAAAAATGTATCTAATCAAACTACATCTAATAATCATAATTTAAAAAGTGGTTTAACATATAATTCTATGTTTGTAGTAGGTGATAGTATAACTGCTGGTCACCCATACGAAAGCGAAATTGGTATTCATTGGTGGGAGATATTATCAAGAAATTATGGCTTTAATATAACTTTTGGTGCTAGAAGTGGTAGTGGTTATGTATTCCAATCAGGTGGTAAAAACGCTATTGATTTAGTAGCTAATGTAGATTGGCAATTATATGACCAAGTTATATTTAATTTTGGCACAAATGATTATGGAAAAGATGAGCCAATAGGAACAATCAATGATATGTATGATGGTCAAGGTGATTATACTAATTTAACAGTATGTGGAAGTTTAAACTATTTAATTAAAGAAGTATTAACAAGCAATCCTTTATGTAATGTAATAATTGTATTACCATTAAATAGAAATACAGGATCTTTTGCCAATAATTATGCTTTTGGAACACAAAATAACATAGGTAAAACTTTAAATGATTATTGTGAAGCAATTATTGGTTGCTGTAATAAATATGGTATAAATTATATTGATAGGAGACATTCAGTTGTCAATGCTTATACTATTCAAGGTGGTCAATTATTAGTAGATGGTTTACACCCATCTAAAAATGGTTATAAAATTATTGGCAGTGAGTTAGCAAGTAGGATCGGAGCAATTATTAAACCATATATTGAATATAATCCTAATGATAATGATAAATATTATGGTATTGAAAGTTTAGATTAAAAGGTGGTCGCAAATGGCTAAATTAAAACAAAGCATTAAAAATTTAGGTTTAAAGTTAAATGGTGTTACACCAAGAGGAAAAAATATTACTGAATTACTTGCTTCAATTGGAAGTACTTATACGAATAAAACCGTTCAAGGTAAAAATATTAGTGAAGTATTAAATGATTTTGCAGATAAATGTGAAGTCAAAACACCAACTGAAGAATACTGATATAGCGAAAGGCAAAAAAGGGTTTACGAATATGTGAAATTTATAAAAGGACTAATTAAAAAAATAAAAGGGTTTTGGAATATATACGGCGGTATCATTGTAAGTACTTTTATTGCTTGGCGGACTGACTTTTCTAAAACGACAATGGACACTTGGACGAGTTACTTAGTATTAACTTTAACTTGTATAAGTGTTTTAACGTTTTTCAAATTAATGCTGTTTAAGCAAAAGCCAAACGGCTTAGCTGATACAGCTGCTATGAGCCAGCAAAGCGTAAAAGCATTGAGAACTGCTGTAGATCCAGTTAAACAAGGGGAGGACTTGGGACAAACTATAATTACAACCATTAAAGTTGTTAGAAAGGGTAGCGTTATTATGGCAAATGTAAAGAAAGTTTTAAAATGGCTATGGGGCAATAAAATCACTTTAACTAGCATCATATCAAATTTATTTGTAGCAACACTTGCTCAATTCTTATTTTACAGTGATGCTCTTAAAGATTTTGAATATTTCCAAGCACACGATATAGCTTTTAAAGTTGTTGTAACGATTTTATGCTTATTTTGGTTGATTGGTAATATATTTGCAGCTGTAACACCATATGGATTAGAAAGCTTAAAGAAATTACAAGAACGTAGCAAAAAGCTTAAAGAAGATACAACAAATAAATTAAGTTCAACTGAAAAGAAACTTTTAAAAGAGACTTTAGATAAGTTTAACAAATCATTAAATAATATTGTAACGGCAATAGCTGAGGCTAATAAAGTAATTAATGTGGCTAATCAAACTATAAATGATTTAAAAACTTTAAGTAATGTAGGTATTGTACTTA